TACGATCCAGAAAAGGCAAAGCGGGTTGAAATAAATTCAATCCATGGTCAGTGGCACTATTGCCCACAGCCTGACGGTAGAGAGTGGCTTTTAATCAGTATTAATGATGTAAAGCTTTGGGATAATTTGGACGGATGTTTATAGATAAGGTGAATGATGATGATTAATAAAGACAAAGCCAGAGAGATAGCTGAAGAGATTTGTTTTAACTATCATCAAGCGGATGTTTGTATACTGCATGTGGAAAAGGCAGCCCTTATAGCCCTAGAACTATCAGAGCAAAGAGTAAAAGAGCTTGAGGAGAGAATCAAAAAAATTCCAACAAGTTTAAGCTCTCTTATTTGTGAGAGTTATTTAGAGAATGAAGTTGATGCTAGAGAGCTTGAAGTTGTAATGATGAAACTTAGGCATAGGCTTTTAACCACCAATAACGATAGCGAATAGAGAGGTATAGAGATGAATACACAAAAGCAAGTAGAGCTATCAATAATAGATAGAGAGGTATAGAGGTGAATGATTATGAGTGATGATAAAGAATTGCCACTAAGGCTTAAAGCCTACACTGATTTAAAGGTGGAAAATGCAAGACAGCAGCGACAAATAAACGCATTAAAAAGCGTAAATAAACGCATTAAAAAGCGTATTGAATAGTGTTGTTGCCTGGAATGTTAGAGAGTTTGGAGTTACAGGATGCCAAGACTTATTAAATGAACTGAACCATAAAGATTTGTGCTGGCAGAAAGAGGAATAGATTATGATTAAAATGTACTTTAAGTACGCAGCTTATACCTCTTTGATAGGGCTGCTCTTATTGGGCCTTATTGGATTTTTACTTTTTCAGCTGGCACTCTAGCACTCGAAGCGCGCACTCATCGAGCGCGTGTCTGCGTTCATGGCTCACAAAATTAGAGCAATCTTGAATCGTGCTTGAGTTTACCGCCTGGCCTTCATCCATAGTCATTCGGGTTCCTATATGGCTAGCGCCGCCGCCTGCAAGGGTGGCGACCATGACGGGAATTAGCAGGCTGTTGTTTTCTTCGCTCATGTTAAAATAGTAGCTATCATAGGGCTACTCTCATATAGGGGGTTTGATTGTCTGGAGAATATCATGGCGGAGTTATAGCCCACAACAGGGAAGAAGAGCTACCCAATAAAAAATTGGCAACAGCGAAGACCGCCATTGCCAAAAAATTGATTTTTTCTTTATTTTCATTAGCTCATAGGGCTGCGCTAGCTATCCTTGACTTCTTTTGCCGCCTGTCTAATGATTTGCTCAAGGGCTGCAAATGACTCATAGGGCTGCGCTAACAGGATCTTAACCACTTCATGCTGTTTTGGCTTGGCCACATAAGCTTTTCTGGCCAGTCCTTTGTCTTTTAATGAGTTGTAGTATTTAGCGTTAGCTTTAATTTGTGCCGGTGATGTCATAGGGCTTCTCCCGTTATTATGAAGTTTTCTAGTGTTCTCATGTTATTGCTCCGGTTTTAGGTTAGTTTCTACCGCGAAAGCCCCCAATTAAGGAGGCAAGCGGTTATTGTTTATAATTTATGCTGCTTTTTCGTATGCTTCTTCGAGTAAGTCATATATAACCTCCTGAACATCGGCACACATAGCCCAAAAAGCGAGGGCAGAATGTAAGCCTGAAAGGCCTCCGCTTTTCAAAGCTTCAACGGCTGATTCTTCACCGAGATTCTCAATCATGTATTCATCATTAGAGCTTATGCCTAGAACCTCAAAAGCTTTAGCGTAATAGATGACAAACTCATGACTGTCTACGTTTTCATGGATTAGATAATCGTTTAACATTTCTTCTGCTTCTTCTTTATCTTCGGCTTGCTCCATAGCTTGCTCGATAATAGAAATGGATAGCTCGTTAATTTCTTTGTAATATTCTGAATGGTTCATAATAGTTCCTCTCTCCGGTTATTAAAGGTTTATTGCCTAAGCAATGACTAAATTGTATATGAATCATATATATTATCAAGTGATTAATGTGATTTATTTCACAAAGCGAACAAAAGGAGATAAAATGATTTTAAATCAACAAGTTAATTGGTTAAAAAGTAATCAAATTGATCAAAAAATGAACAGGTGATTTATGGGTGAACCTGCAAAGACTCTACCGGAATTAAAAAAGGCAAGTAGGCGAGTAGCTGAGGAAACAAAGCAGAAAATCCAAGCCTCTAGGATTGTGAATAAATTGCAACAGTTTGTGATGGGTGAGGTGGAGATGGAAGGCGCACAAGTAAGAGCAGCTGAAATACTACTTAACAAAGTAATACCCAATGTCACGGCAAATGAGATGACTGTTACTAATGAGTTAAAGGTAACTGCCACTGATGACGCACTGAAAACAATACAAGCACTCAGCATAGCCAAACAAAAAGCAGGATTAATCATAGAACACAGTACAACTCCGAATACAAAAGAAGAGGAAACCGTGATACAATCAATACCCAGTTCTAACCAAGAACAAAACACGAACGAACAGGAAAATGTATAACAAAGATAATCTCGAAATCGCATTACTTCTTATAGCATCAGGAATACTACTCAGGGAAGTAATAACAATACTAATGTTTATATGTGATGTATTCTTTTAGCAGGAAAGACAGCAACATAGCTGATAACAAATAGTACGATATGGCTTAACCTCTTCTCATCTACGCACAGAAGATTTACAGAGGTTTATTTCGCATAATATCCATTATGTTAAATAGGCAGTGATACTGTTCATTTTTTAGACAATTTGTACAAAAAGTGATCAATATAGGGGTACCCCTTTCGGAAGTGTCGAGCTGCTGAATGTATATTAAGCCTATTCATAGTTTTAAATTATTTTTTTACAAAGCGACTTATTTGTATGTATAATAATGATACATGTTGAATGAGGGTGTTGTTATGGGTTTTAGGATTGAGGAGTTATCTGATGGAAGTTTGGTTTTGTCATGTGGTAATTCTGGCATGGAGACTGATTTAGTATTTGCTAGTGGTGCTATGAGGGGAGATCCTTTATTGGGTAGGCAGAGGGAGATATTGGAATATATTGTTAAGTCTGTTGAGGTTAGGAAGGCCCATGAGTATTTAGATGGATCTATTGATCGTGTTAATTTGAGTGAAGCTTGTAAGCTTATAATTAGAAAGGCTGCTGAGAGAAGGCAGGAGATTTTTGATAGCGTAGAAAAATAGTTTTAAATTATTTTTTTACAAATCTATTTTAATAATATATAATAATGATAACCAAATTGTTCAGCGGGAATCCGTTGCCGCGTGTTGTTATGTGTATTTGACTAGGTAATGCAAATTATGAGAGAGAAAATTTTCAGGTGGGTGCTAATAAATCATCCAGAAGACCAGATGTTAACTAAATTTCAGGTTTTTGTATGGGCGGTACTTTTCCCTACAAAATGGCTAATTAGAAAACACACGCCTTATGATCCGATGACAGATGTTTGGATAATCCATAATAAGAAGTTTAGCGGCAGGTGTTTATTTGATTTAGCTAATTGCCATGGAGAGTCTTTCAGAATAAACGCTTCTGGAGATTGTGTGATTTTAGAAAGAATAGACACATAACCAAATTGTTCAGCGGGCATCCGCTGCAACTGGTTGTTATGCGATTAATTATAGAGGTTAACATGTTTGTACTAGAGAAAACTTATAGAGAAGATATGGAGCTTTCAAGAATTAGGTATATGGAGATTCTTAGGGAGAATGCAGAGCTTAAGGAAAAAGTATCATTCCAATCGGAAGCTTTAAGAAAAAACATTGAGTTTGCTAGTGATGCAATAGAAAGATTTGCAGATAGAGATTTATATGTAGTGGCTAAAAAATGGGTAGAGAATTTAAAAGAGAATTATTACGCATAACACCCCCAACACGGGCTACGTCCCGTGGTTGTTAGGGTTATTATTTTATTTAGGTTTTAATGATTTATAATGTAAAATCTAGCTTTCAATAAACTAGGGCGTTACTGTTGAAGCTAGAAGACTATAACAAAATACTTCAAGATCAAACTGAAGGAAAAGAAAAAGAGGAGCTGGTTCCCATATTTAGGGCTTTATGCCGCAATGATCGATATTTCCTATTGAGGCATGGTCTTGATAGAGCAGACGTAGAGGATCAGTGGCTATTTGAGCGATGCCTTGAGGTTGAAGCTAATCCTGATGGAATGTTGGATTTATGGTCGCGTGATCATTATAAGTCCACTATTATCACTCTCGGAAAAACAATCCAGGATGTATTGAAAAGTCATGGTGAGGGCGCTGAAGGAAGGGAATTGACTTGCGGTATCTTCTCTCATACGCGACCAATAGCTAAGGGTTTCCTGCGGCAGATCAAAAGGGAGTTCGAGGCTAATGAGCGCCTTAAAGAATGGTTCCCTGATATTCTCTATTCTAATCCCCATAAGGAAAGCCCTAAGTGGTCAGAAGATGATGGGATTATTGTTAAGCGTAAGGGAAATCCCAAGGAATGTACGGTAGAAGCCTGGGGGGTGGTAGATGGACAGCCTATTTCTAAGCACTTTGGGTTACTGGTATACGATGATATTGTTACCCGAGATTCAGTAAATACCCCTGAAATGATAGCCAAAACCAATGAGATGCTTGAGCTATCTTTTGCATTGGGAACAAGGGGTGGCAAGAAGCGCTTTATCGGGACTCGCTACCACTTTAATGATACCTATTCTCTATTAATGGATAGAGGAACTGTTACTCCAAGGGTTCACCCTGCTACCCATGATGGCTCTTTAACTGGTGATCCTGTATTCCTTACCAAAGAAGAGCTGAAAGAAAAACTTAGAGACTACGGAAGCTATACTTTTAGCTGTCAAATGTTGCAAAATCCTGTGGCTGATTCATCTCAGGGATTCAAAAGGGAGTGGCTGAAGTTTTATGATGGCCTTCCCAATGCTAGAAAGATGAACATTTATATGCTGGTTGACCCTGCGAATAGCAAGAAAAAAGGATCAGACTTTACCGCTATTTGGATAATTGGCCTTGGCCACGATAAAAACTACTATATTCTTGATATTGTGCGAGACAAGCTAAATCTTACCGAAAGAACAAAAGTAATCTTTGATCTGCACAGGAAGTGGGAGCCTCATAGAGAAGGGGTGCGAATTGAGAGATATGGATTAATGGCCGACAAAGAGCATCTTGAGTCAGAGATGAATAAAGAGGCCTATCGCTTTGAAATCACTGAGGTTGCTGGGCTGCAAAAGAAAGAAGATCGAATTAGACGATTAATACCATTATTTGAGCAGGGAAGGGTCTATCTTCCTCGGACTCTTTATTACACGGATTATGCAGGCAAAACGCTTGATCTTATTAAGGTTTTCATAGAGCAGGAATATCTGTCTTTTCCAGCAAGTCTTTTTGATGACTTGATGGATTCTTTGAGTCGGATAGCGGAGCCTGATAAAAAGCTCCATTGGCCAAGGAAGATTACAGCGAGCAATCAGCAGTTTGCCAAAATACAGTTGCCGAGCGTGATCTAGTGGAATACTACGATATAGTCCTTAGCGATGAGTTTTTTGATGAAATTGAAGAGCTTAATATTGATCATTTTAAAGTTTCAGGCCATGTTGGAGAATTCAAAATAAATCGAGAGATGTATTACAAAATACAAGAGGCAGGTTTATTTTTAGGGATAGAGGCCAGAGATGGAGACTCTATTGAGGGATATATTAGTTTTGTTCTTACGCCTAATCTTCACTGTGGCGGATTAATGGCACTTTGTGACTCCATTTATCTAAAAGAGTGCCACAGGGGTTCATTATTATGGAAAAGATTGCTTACAATGGCAGAAGGGGATATTATTGATAGGGGCGCGGATCAAATCGTGATACCTCTAGCCTATCAGCATAGATTTGGCGAGGTATTAAAGAAGGTGGGCTACGGCCCTTTTGA